ACCGCACTGGGCTGTTTCTCGAGGAATTTCGCGAGGTTGGTGGCTGCGGGAACGTCGGGACGATCTAACCCTCGCGAAGGTATCGGTCAACGGCGGTGCGAACGTCCGCTTTGTGCCGCAAAGCCTCGAAAATCGCCTCGTCGACCGACCCCCGCATCATCAGGATGTGGCAGAAGACCGTGCTTGTCTGCCCCATCCGCTGGAGCCGGGCGTTGGCCTGGTCGTACTCGGCCCGGCTCCATGGCAGCGACAGCCACACGATATGGTGGGCGCCTCCCTCCTGAAGGTTCACGCCATGCCCCATCGACCGGGGGTGGCCCGACATGCGACGGATGCGACCCTGGTTCCACGCGGTGATGCGTGCGTTCAAAAGGCTGGCAGGAAGAGACCCCGACAGCCAGGGCATCTTGAGCTGGTCCCTCTCCGCAACGAACTGGGTCATGATGAGCGCTTGCTCGTGCCCCAATTCCTCGAGAATGTCGTGCAGCGCCGAGAACTTCGGGCCCCCGCCCTTCATGCGCCATTCAGTATAGCGCTTGACTTCCACGTCTCGACCGTCTCCGAGATCCACCTCCGGGTTTGTGTACACGAAGCCCGAGCAAAGCTGGCGAAGCTTCATCTGGGTTGCTGCCGCCTCGAGCTGGGAGATCGATCCGCTGGCCAATCGAAGTCGGTGGTGGTGCAGGATCTCGCGGTAGTCTTTCTTCATGGCCGGGGGCATGTCGATCACGTACGGCTTCACGACCATCGGCGGCAGGTCCAGGTGGTCTTCGGCCCGGGCTCGGAAGATGAGCGGCGAGATGCGTCGCATGATCTCCGCTTCGGCTCCCTTCTGCGGCAGCCACCGACCGCCCTTCCCGTTTGGCCCCCCAGCGAGCCGGTAGAAGAACTTCTGCCGCCATCTGGTGTGCGGCATGGGCCAAGCGCGCCCTTGCGTCACAAGCTGTGCGGGACCATACGTGTCATCCAGCCCCTCGGAGACCAAGGTTCCGGTCCCGGCAAGGCGCGTCTGAAAGCTCGGCATGGCAGGGAAAAATTTCTTGAAGCGCAGGGACGACGGGTTCTTGAACTTGTCCACTTCATCGATGATCACCAGGTCGAAGGGCAGCTGCCGGCCGAACGTCTCGAGCATTTTCGGGACCATCTCGCAGTTGATGGTCACGATGCGGCCCTTCGGGCTCGCAAGAACTTCACGGCGCCATTGCCACGGCCCGGACGCGGCGGACCGCACCCGCCAGTGCTGCGAGAAGTCCCATTTTTTGACCTCGCTCGGCCACACACTGAGCGCAACGGTCCGGGGCGCGACGATGAGGACCCGCATGTCGGGTTTCTCGTCGAAGCGCTCCTTGAGGGCCGCGAGCCACGCCCCCGTCTTGCCGAGCCCCATCTCGACGTAACCGATGGATTCCTCCCCCTCGTTGACGAAGCGCGCGAAATCCTTTTGGACCTTGCGCAAGTCGTGAAGAGACCTCACCCTTCGGCGCCTTCATCCCGCAGATTTCCCGAATTCATGCAGTAGATGGGGCGGTGCGGGAACGACGGGTGCTCGTAGGACGTGATCTCGCCCTCATCCATCAGCTTTCGCAGGCCCCCTTGGATCGTGACGGGCGCGTACATGCATAGCTTCTGGCTCAGCGCGTGCAGGGTGAGCAGTTGATCGGGGTCGGCGTTCCGGATGGTCGCCAACAAACGTTTTTGGATGCTCATGGTCTCTTTTTCACACACCAAGCTTGACATGTCAAGCCTGGCGTGGGATGGGTGGGGGCGTTCGCCACGGAGGCGACCAGAAACGAGTGGAATGCATGGAGACGCAAGACAAAACCCACAGCAAAATCATCAGCGGATCGACCGCCCTACGGCGCATCAACTGCTATGCATCGGCCCAACTGGAGGCCCAACACCCCGACATAAAGTCTGAGGCAGCTTCGCGCGGCACGCGACTGCACACCCTCCTCGAAGGTCTCGTGCGCGAGAACAAAGAGCCTGCCACCGGCGTTCAGGTCGGGGACGACGTCATCACCGAGCTTGACCGAGAGCCCCTCGACAACGCCCTTTGGGCGCTCGATGGGTTGGCCAAGGGGGACGCTTACGAGATGTTCTCCGAGCTGCACGGCGATGTGGGGGATTGGGCTCCAGGCCAGGGCGGGACGCTTGACGCGATGATCCTGGACGGCGAGGACCTGTATTTCGTCGACTTCAAGTTCGGCTGGCAGCCGGTCCACGCGAAAGAGAATGTCCAGTTGGGGTTCTACGCGCTGTGCGCGTACAACCACCCGAACGAGAAGGTCCAGTCCATGCTGGCGCGGGCCAAGCGCACGCATTTCGCGATCATCCAGCCTCCCCGAATGGAGGCGGAAGCCGACGTCTGGGATGTTCCGGAAGGCTGGCTGCAAGACCTGGAGGTTTCGTTGCGGGCGGGCTACGAGGGAAACCTCAAGGGCGATGCACCCCCGACACCTGGCCGTTGGTGCACGTTCTGCAAGGCACGTTCGGCGTGCCCGGCGATCCACGAGGAGCTCCAGGCCCTGCCAGAGATCGACCCCAAGGCGATTTCATCCGTGGAGCTTGCGGCCCTCCGCAAGAAATGGGAGATGTACAAGTCCGGCTACGAACGCATCCATGCCGAGATCCAGCATCGGCTCGAGGAGGGCCACGAAGTGCCTGGCCTGAAGCTGGTCGAAAAGAGAGCCTCCCGGCGCTGGAGCGATACGGACGCCGCAACGCGAGCGGTGGTTGCGGCGCTCGGCGAGCGGGCATGGAAGAAGGAGCTTCTCTCGCCACCGCAAGTCGAGAAGGTTCTGGGGAAGAAGGTCTTCGAAGCATCTCCCGAGATCTTGGAGCACGTCACCAAGGAATCGACAGGATACACCATCGCCGACGCCAGCGACAGTCGGCCCGCCGTGAACGTGAGCGCAGAGGCGGTGCGCTCTGCGGCTGAGGAGCTGTTCGGCCTCAGTCCGCAAGGAAAGAACAGCTGAAAGGGAATAGAAATGATTGATAAGAGCATTGCGTTGCGAGACGAGTCGAGCGCGTTCGGGTCGGGCGTGCTGAAAGCTTTGGATGAGCTGGATATCGATGTTGTGCAAGAAGACGTCGCGTCGTCTCCGGATGTGACGGGGACGCCTTTCATCGCCTTCGACCACAAGACCGGGATCTACTCGGTCGGAAAGCAGAGGACGACGCTCCCGGACAAGCAAAGAATCGTGCTCAACCCCGGGACCGCGCGAAAGGGGTTCATGGCCTTCATCAAGGGCCAGAAGCTCCCTGAAAAGAAGATGGCGCCGTTCTACTCGCGAGAGGCGATCACGACCGATGACCTGCCCAACATCGACTCGAAGTACGGCTGGCGGCCGGCGGGGTCGATCTACGGGACGCTCATCGGGGGTCCTCGGAGCGGGCTCGACGTGGCGCTCGAAGGCATGGGGACGCACTTCAAGATGGCGTTCGACGACTTGTTCCGGGGCAACCGAACAAACCCGAAAGGGATTGGGGCGGCCTTGGTCGAGAACAGGAGTCTGCCGCCCGAAGAGCGGGAGATCTTTCCGCTGGTCGAGCTGACGTTCCGGACGTACGTCCCGTCCGGCGAGACCGAGCAGAAGATCGCCCACCAGTTCGTGATCGTGAACTGGCTGACTGCGGATGGGGTGAAGGAGACCCTCCGGGAGGCTCTTCAGAGCGCTGCCGATGACGTTTTGGAGCAAGCCAGCGCGGATGCCTGGTTCACCGAAGAGGAGCTCGAGGCATCGTCCCCCGCGCGTGACGTGGAGGCCGAGGTCGAGGCCGTGGACGAACCCATCCGGCGCAAGCCCCGGCGAAAGTAAGCTATGCTGTTCGTCGACTTCGAGGTCGCGTGCGATTGCGATCTGAGACAGGTCGGCGTCGACGTCTACGTGGCCCACCCGAGCGCGCATGTGCTGCTGCTCGGGTGGGCCCGGGACGATGGTCCCGTGCATTGCTGGGCCCCCACCCTCGGCGAGGGGGAGCCACCCGACGTCCAGCCGGGCGAGCTCATCGTCGCGCACAACGCTCGCTTCGACCGGCTCGTCTGGCATCATCTCGGCGAGCGGGTGGGCCTGCCCCCCACGCGTCTCGACCAGTGGCTGTGCTCCTCTGCGATGGCGTCGGCCAACGGGCTCCCGGCGCGTCTCGACGGGGCGGCGAAAGCTGTGGGCGCGAAGATACTGAAGCAGTCCGATGGCGCGCGACTCATCCGGAAGTTTTGCCTGGAGGGGCGCATACACCCCGACGCCGACCGCGAGGCTTGGGCGCGGTTCGTGCGCTACTGCGAGTCCGACGTGGGCGCCATGCGTGAGGTTTGGCATGCCTGCCGCCCCCTGTCGCGCGAAGAATGGCTCGAGTTCTGGGTCTCCGAGCGCATCAACGACCGGGGGGCCGCTGTCGATGTGGAGTTTGCCCGGGCCGCTTCGAGGTTGGGTGAAGCCGTCGAGGCCGACTTGAACCGGGCGTTCTTTCGTCGCTTCGGCTTCAGCCTCCGGAACAATTCAAAGAAGGGCCCCTGGCTCGCCGAGCGCGTTCGGTGGGCTGTCGATCAAGAGTACCGCGGGGCCCGTGACGCGCTCGCGTACGTGACCAAGGAGGGCCACAAGCCCAAGGGGACCGCCGACAAGTCAGCCCGACGCGAGCTTCTCCGGGGGGCCCGCAACAAGTCGATGCGTCTGCCCCGTGACGTGGTGCTCTTCTTGCTCTACCTGGAGCGCGCCGGCGGGATCGCGTCACGAAAGTTCGCGGGCATCGCGCACCGAGCCCACGAAGGGCGTCTGCGCGGGGAGTACGCCTGGAACGGCGCGGGCCGGACGGGGCGCTTCTCCTCGAAGGGGACGCAGATCCACAACCTGGTCCGAAAAGGAATTCACGATGAAGTCGACGCCATCGAAGAAATCATCCACGAAGTCGAGCGGGCCGAAGCCGCCGTCGCCCCTCGACGCAGCGTTGCGTCCGCTCGCGGAGAGGCTTCGCAACCGACACAAGCTGTCGCCCATCGAGATCCTGGGGCGTCTGGTGCGCCCGACGTTCGTTGCCCCTGAAGGCCGGGTGCTCGTCGGGGCGGACTGGTCGAACATTGAGGGGCGCATCATCGCATGGCTGGCGCCCCACGAGAGCGCGGCGGAGAAGGTCTCCGCCTTCGCACGCGGCGAGGACGTGTACTGCCTGGCGGCATCCGAGATCCACGGGGTGCCTGCGGAGACCATCAAGGCCGGCCACAAGGCGAAGGACCCGAAGTACACCGAGATGCGGGCCGACGGGAAGGTCGTGGAGCTGGCCTGCGGCTTCGGCGGGGGCGCGAACGCCATCCTCGCCATGGCGGACGGGTCGGGGGTCGTCATGACCCGCGAGCGAGCCGACGCGCTGAAGCACGCGTGGCGCCGTGCGAACCCGTGGGGTCAACATTTCTGGCACCAAGCCGACTCTGCGGCCCGGCACACCATCCAGAACAAGCAACCCACGCGGGTCGGGCGTCTGAGGTTCAGTTACACAGACAAGCTCGGCGGGTCCCTGGTCCTCTACCTCCCCGATGGACGTCCCCTGCTCTACCCTCGGGCGCGGGTCGGGGCGTACGAGGACAAGTTCGGGCGCTACGAGGCCCGCATCACGTTTTCCACGTCCGAGGGGGCGAGGTTCATCCGCGTCTCGACCTGGGGCGGTACCCTGTGCCAGGGGGCGACCCAAGGGACGGCCGCGTCGCTTCTGCGCCAGGCCCTGGTTCGGCTCGAGTTCCGCGAGGACCTGCGGGAGCTGGACGCTTTCGCGGTTCTGCACACCCACGACGAAATCGTCCTCGAAGCGCCCGAAGAGCACGCGGATCGCGTCGGGGAGATCCTCATCGAAGAGATGACCCGCCTTCCGCCGTGGGCGGAGGGCCTTCCTGTAGCGTGCGATGACGGATACGTCGTGGGGTACCACTACTCGAAAGGTTAGCTATGAGCACGGGACCCGAAGCAAAACTCGAGCGCAAGGCGAACGAACTGGCCAAGCGCCAATACAAGGCGCTGGTCGTAAAAGGCGATGGGGTGGGCGTCGCCGATCGCTTCTACCTCCTGCCCCACAAGCGATTCGTGATCGTGGAGTGGAAATCCCCTGTCGGAAAACTGACAGAGAATCAAAAACACTGGCTCACGCAGGCTTACAGGCGTGGGTTTGAGGCCTACGTGCTCCGCGATCTCGACAGTTTCAAGCGCATCATGGAGGACGGACGGCAACCCGATTTGTTGTACGTTCCCGAGTGACATCGAAGGTTGCATATTTAGCCCATCTCCCCCAAAAAGCTGGTGTGGAACCAGTCATTCGGGCAGGCATGTTTCCGCTGCCGTTGCTCGCAAAAGCGCCCTCCGTGCAGATCCAAGATCTCGTTCCCGAGATGTGGCGCGCCATCTCCGCATTCGCCCACACCTTGCGCGATTTCGGCGGGACCCATGTCGTCATCACTTCGGGCAACGACAGCCAACACATGCCGAACAGTTACCACTACGACAACCGCGCCGTAGACTTGCGCATTTGGGAGATCACAGACCCCGGCCTGCGCCACACCGAGCGCACGCATGATTTCGTGGCATCCCTTCGGTACCGCTTGGGTCCCGAGTATGACGTACTCCTAAAACCCACACACATCCACATCGAGCCTTCCCCGGAAGCAGATTGGGGTCGTCCCTATGCCTCGTGAGGTGCGTGCTTGGGTCGTTGCTCTGTGCTCCGTGGCGATGGCGTTGGGGGCGGGGGTGGCGTACGTGCATTCCTTCGCCTCGGAGCTGGCCGTCATGAACGCTACGGTATCGCGCATGGAGTCCGACATCGAAGAAATAGATAGCACCCACACGAAATCCAACGATTTGAAGAACGAAAAGCTCGAGGCCCTGCGCAGAGAAGTGGCCGTCATCGACCGGCGCGTTACCGTGTTGTGCACGAAGCTGATTGGGGCCGATTGCATGAAGTGATTGTTGACAGGGGTCGACAGGCAGCCCACCATGGCGCCAATGGGCAAAAATCAGTCCTCAACGACCACCCCCGTTATGTTTTTGGCGGGATCTTTGGTGGCGGCAATCTTTGGGATCGCCGAAATGTTCGTGGCCATCGATCTCCCTTCGGGGCTCGAGGCTGAGCTTTCGATCGTTGTCGCGACGGTGCTTGCGTGGCTGCTCCCCGCCGAACTGCGGGACAGCATCCCAACCCGGAGGGAGAAGCTGTGAGGGCCCTCCATTGCATCGCCCTCGCTGTCGCGCTCTTCGGTCTCCAGGCGTGCGGGGCCTCTTTGCCCCAGCGGGCCGTGCAGGTGTACGGTTCGTACGCCGTGGCCTACGAGATGGCCGCAGATCTCGCGGCAGACCCCGAGATCCCGGACGAGCTTGTGTTCCGCATCGAAACGCTGCTCAAATACAGCGATCCGGTCATCGAAGGGATGCGCGGGGCGCTTGTGACCTATCAGAAAGCGAAGATTGCGGGGGCCAGCGGGGATGAGCTGGACACGCTTCTCGCCGCGCTCGAACAGAGCGTCGTCGAGGCTGAACGGGTCATCGAGATGATCCGAGACGAAGGGATCGCGCCATGAGTGTTCTGACCATCGTATTGAGGTTGCTGCCGTACCTCACAGACGCCGTCGAAGAGCTGATGGATCTCGCCGACGTGGGGGACGACGACCTCTCACCGGAAGAGACGCTCGAGCAGATCGAAGAGATCCGTCTTCGCGTGGAACACGCCCGAGACCGATTCCGAGACAAGGTCGCCGAACGACGGGCCCGCCTCCACATCGACGAACCCGACTGACCCATGGGCGGCGAGCTCATCCGCCTCGGCGCAGACCTGGACCGGTACGCCGAAGGCCACAACTGCGACTGGCTGAAACCTCTCGTCCTGCGGGACTACGCCAAGGGCGAGTCGCTGCACGACATCTGCGAAAAACCAGGCTATCCGTCGGTGAACGCTGTCATGTGGTGGCTCGACAACGACCCCGTGTTTGCCCAGTTTTGGGCCTACTCGAAGCGGGCCCGGTCTGAGAAGTACAGCGACCAGATCGCCAGCATCCTTTCGCGGATGGCGGGGGACATATTGGAAGATCCCATGTCCTCGGCGGACGTGAACCGCTTCAAGGCAGCCCTGGACGGCCTGTTCCGGATGCGAAGTCTGGAGGGTGGGAGCCAAGACCCCGGGAGTTCGGCGGGCCCTGAGCCCGCCCAACACAACCACATCCACATCTCCGCGACATCAGGGCTCGACCTGTCACGCTTCCCGCCGCAGAGCGAGCCTCCCCCGCGCGAGACCATTCAAGCTGAAGTCCAAGAAGTCCCGGCGCTCGAGGACGGGGACTGACCATGTGGATCCCCGAGCTGAGCGACCTCCAAGCCGAGTTCGTTGCCTCCACGGAGTTCGAATGCCTCTTCGGGGGGAAGGCGGGTGTGGGCAAGACATTCATCGCGGCGCTCGACGTCTGCGGTCTGAACCGGCGTCTGGACAGCAAGGGCCACGGCACGCTCGTCTATGGGGCGGATGAGGGGGTCCTTCGGCCCGCGATCATGGAGGAGTGGTACAGGGGCATCATCATCCGCCGGACCGAGCCCGAGCTCGGCCAGATCATCGACACGACGCACCGCCTGTACCCGCAGATCGACCCCAAAGCGTCCTGGCACAAAGACAGCAAGACCTGGACGTTCTCGTCGGGGGCGAAGATCCGCTTCGGGTACTTGAAACTTCAGTCCGACGCGTTGCGGTACCAGGGAGACGCCTACCACTACGTTCTGTTCGAGGAGCTCACGCACCACGCCACGGACTACGGCTACACTTACCTGAAGACCCGCATCCGGGCGGACAGGGACCAAGCGATCACGCTCAAGTTACGGGCCACGTCGAACCCCGGGGGGCCCGGGCATGCTTGGGTCAAGAAGCGCTTCCGCATCAAGTCGACCGGAGACTCGACGTACTTCGTGGTTCGGGAGGCGACTGGACGCCACGATGATGACGGTGAGCCGATCTACGCCTACGAGTCTCGGCGGTTCATCTCCGCGAAAGGGCGCACAAACCCCTTCGTGGATCCGACCTACGTCGACCGCCTGACGGTCGGGCAGTCCATCCAGACCCAGCGAGCCCTTCGAGACGGGCTGTGGGACGACCCCGTCGACGAGAACGCGATCCTTCGGGCTCAACTGGAGAAGGCTTACGAGGATGATCGCGTGACGGACCTCCCGATTTTGAGCGCACCGGCCTACACGTTCTGGGACCTCGGGGCCCGAGACAAACAGTGCGTGTGGGTCATCCAGCCGGCGCCCGACGCGTGGCACCACGTGATTGGGTTCGTGCAGGACAGCATGAAACCGCTCAGCCACTACAAGCGCATCCTCGACGACATGGCATCGCGTCGGGGGTTCACGATCGGGGGCTACTACCTGCCGCACGACGCCCGCCAGACGCAGCAGAACGCCCACACGATCCAGACCAAGGAGCAGATGTTCCACGAAGTCGGCATGCGCCCAACCTTCATCGCGAAGCGAGTGAGCGACATCACCACGGGCATCGAAGCGCTTCGCGCTCGCTTCTCACGGCTGAAGTTCGACCGCCAGTACACCGAAGAAGGGCTCGACGCCCTTCAGAAGTACGTCTATCAAAAAGACAAAGACGGCAACCTGTCGCAGACCCCGCACCACCCGACGAGCCACGCGGCGGATGCGTTGCGTACTTGGGCGACCGGCTACCGCGAGACGGTATCCGCCGAGACCCAGCTTGGGGGCGGCGAGACCCACAGAGACCTCGACAACCAACGTGCGCGTATGCTCGATGAAGCCAGAAAGCGTGTGGCTTCACGGGCTCGCCAGAACCGACGGCACATCCTATGACCTACGACAACACCGAAGAAACCGAGCACGGAAAGTACACGGAGGGTGAGCTGCTCACAATCCTCCATCAGTACTTGAACCAGGGCCAGAACCAAGACGAGACCGAAGCGAACTACAAGCGCGAAGATGCGCTCGACCAATACCGGCGAATCGCCCTCCGAGAGGGTGCCCCCGGCAAGTCACAGTTCGTGACGGGTGAGGTTGTCGAGACCATCGAGTGGTGCCACGCCAGCCTGATGCGGGGGTTTTTGGCACGCCAGAACATGGTTGGTTTCAAGCCCCGGCACCACACGCCAGAGCACGAGGCTCGAGCCGAACAGGCCACCGCAATGGTGAACTACTACATCCGCGACCGCGACGGGGCGTTCGAGACCTTGTACAAGGCGGTGAAGGACGTCTTGCTCTATCCGAACGCTTTCGTTCGGGTCGGGGCGGATTACAAGACGTGGACCGAGACCCAGCGCTACACCGGGCTCGACGCCGTGGCCTTCGCCTCGCTGCTCGAGGACGAACGCGCGGACGAGGTGAAGGTGCTCGACCTCGTGACGCACCCCGCGACCGACGCCATGGGGGAGCCCATCATCGGGCCGGATGGGACCGAGCAGATCTCGCACTACGACGCGCTCATCTCGAAGGTGTATGGACAGTGGGTGCCCGAGTACTACCCCGTCGCCCCCTTCCACATGTACTTGGACGCGAACCACACGGAGACGAGCCTCGAGGACGCGAACTTCGTCTGCGAGGCACAGATCCGGTCGCGCGGGGATTGGATCGCCATGGGGCTCGACCCCGAAAAGCTCGACCGCGCGAACTCGGACGGGCACGGCCACCTTGGGGGCGACCACAGCGAGATGATCGGGCTGCACACCGACACGGGCGGGGGCGTGGACGTCTACCCGTTTACAGGATCTGACGCTGACGAAGACATGCGGATGATCACCCTGTACCGGGCCATCGTGCGACTCGACTACGATGGGGACGGCGAGCCCGAGCGCCGGCAGATCTTGTTCGGCGGAGACTGCATCTTCCTCGACGAGCCCATCGACACCATGCCCTACGTCATGTGCAGTTCGTACATGGTCTCGCACCGAGCCCAAGGGTTCAGCCTCCAGGAGCTGATCAAGGAGCTTCAGGAGCTGAAAACGCAACTCATGCGCCACTTGCTGGACAACCTAAGCGACATGGGGAACGGCCGGATCTTCATCCACGAAGAACAGCTTCGGGGCGACGGGTGGACCATGGAAGGTCTCCTCGACCCCGAGTACAACTTCGTGGTTACTGCCCAGCCCCCGTCGGTCGGGGTCATGCCGGAGCCGAAGCAGAGCCACCTGCAGGACATCTTGGCGGCCATGAACTACGCCGACGAAACCCGTCGGGTGCGAAGCGGGGTTGCCCCCGAACTGCACCTGAACCCCGACGTGATCAGCAAAGGGACCGCGCACTCCTTCATGGGGGCCATGGATGCCGTCGGGCAGCGGATCGAGATGTTGGCCCGGGTGATCACCGAGATGATGATCAAGCCCATCGCCAAGAAGTTCTACGACATCCTCCGGACGCACCAGGACCAAGAGCTGACGGAGAAGGTGAACGGCCGGTGGGTGCACACGACACCGAGCAACTGGGAGGCCAACGCCGAGGCCGAAGTGTTCATCGGCCTTGGCTTCAACAACCAACAGCAGATGCTCCAGCTGCTAAACCAGTTGCTCCCCATCCAGCAGCAGGCCCTCCAGGCGAACCTCGCGAACCCAAAGACCATCTACAACGCCCTGGCCATGCTCGTCGAGTATGCGGGGCTCGGACCCCCGGAGAAGTTCTTCGTAGACCCGGCATCGCCCGGGTGGAAGCCGCCCCAGCCTCCGCCCCCCACACCCCAGGAGCAGGCCGAGATGGCGTCGAAGCAGGCCGAGGCTCAGGCCCGGACGAAGGGCGCCGAGGCGGACCTCCTCCGGGCCCGCGCGGCGCTCGCGGATGCCGAGACCACGCGCTTGCGGGCGGCCGACAACGCGCGCGAAGACGCCGCCAAGGAGGAGCGGGAGAGCTTCAAGGCGGTGGCCGAGATGGAGCACACCGAAGCGCAGACCGAAGCCCTTCGGGCCGAAATGATGAGGGAAAACAGGATGTTGGCCCTTGAGCTTCAGAAGATGGCCGCCGAAATCGAGACCCTGAAAAACCCTGAAAGCAACACGGAAAGCGAATGAAAGATCAGAAAAAACCCCTCACGAAAGAGCAAAGGAAACGCTATCGCGACTGGATCGAAAATCCGGTCACCCAAGAAGTTTTCTCGGAGCTGAAGGCTCGGACCTTCCGGCAAGCCATGTCAGCGCAAAGTAAACCTGGCGCAAGTGTTGACTTGAAGCTAGAATCTTTGATGAGAATGCACGTTGTGGACCAACTTTGGACCGAGCTCGAACGCTTCTTGGACTATGACGCCATGAAGACCCGTGAGGAAGACAAGAAGGAAGGGATCGATCAATGAAGGAGCCCAACCTGTCGGCCTTGCAGGGCGGCATGACGTTTGAAGAAGCATTCTCCGGGAGCGGCGACACCTTCGCGGGTGGCGATGACGGCTACCCGAAAGGTCTCGACGTAGAAGATGGTCACGAGGATGCGGGTGGCGAGCCCACCGAGGCGCATCCAGATCACGAAGAAGAACCGTCGGGGGACGAGGCCCAAGAGGGTGAAGAAACCTCCGGCGAAGACAAAGAGGACGCAGAGGCGTCCGAAGACGGCGCAGAAGATGCGGGCGAGGACAAAGAGACTGGCGCGTTGGACGTCGCCGACCTGGCCAAAGCCCTTGATATGGATGAGGACGCTTTCGCGTCCAACCTCAAGGTCAAGGTGAAGGTCAACGGCGAGGAGCAGACGCTACCTCTCTCTGACGTACTCTCCGGCTACCAGAAAGCGACCGGCGCAGAACAGAAGTTCGAAGAAGCGTCGCGCATTCGGAAAGAGGCGGACGGATATCTCGCGAGCGAGCGGCAGAAGTATCATCAGCAGTACCAAGACGTTCTGGCGCAGGCTGACGCGCTGTACAAAGTGGGTCAGGATCTGCTCCAGGTCGATGAGAATTCTCAGTACCTGCAAGAACTTCGAAAGCAAGATCCCGAAGAGTATCTGAACACCGTCGATGACATCCGGCAGCGAGCTAACTGGTTCAAACAGCAAGCGAACACTGCTTTCCAGCAGATTCGTCAACAGATGGAGCAGCAGCGGCAGCAGGAATTCGAAGAGGCCGGGAAGCGTTTGAAACAGCGCATCCCGGATTGGGGAGACGAACACCGCACGGCGACCCGTGCTGTGCTCGAAGACTTTGGGCTCGCCCCGGAGGAGATCTCGGTCGTGACCGACGATCGAATCATCGCGGGGGCCTATGAGCTCCACAAGCTCCGCAAGGAGAACGAAGAGCTGAAGGCCCAAGTCGAAAAGAAGGTGGCGGCGGCGCCCAAGACCAAAGGGGAGCTCTCTCAGAAGCTCGCCACCCTAAAGTCGGCGCCCAAGAAATCCTCGAAAAACAAAGTCGCTTCGAACCTAAAAAAGCTGAAGCAAGCAAACCGTATGACGACGCTGGAGGAAGTGTTCCAAAACATCTTTTGATAGGAGTACGTCATGGCAGATCTCGGATTTCACACCGACGTTGACCTCGGGGGCAACGTCAAAGAGGCGGTCGACAGGGCCATCACCCTGTCCTCGCCGACCTACACGCCCGTCTTTTCTGTGATGAAGAAGGAGCGGGCCCGAAACACGGCGGTCGAATGGCTCATCGACGAGCTGGATGACGCCGACGCGTCGAACGCTTACGCGGAAGGCGCGGACATCGCGACCGGGGCGTCGAGTGACAACGACACGACCGTTCCCATTCGGGTCGGCAACTACATCCAGCGCTTGCGCCGGAACGTGCAGCTGACGGGGACCGCGATGCGCGTCGCCCTGCATGGCCGTTCGGGTGAGTTTGCTTACCAGATGGCGAACCGGTCCAAGGAGATTCGGCGAGACCTGGAGGCGGTCATCACGCAGTCTGGCGCTGCCGTGGCGTCGGCTGACGGGACCCCGACCGCAGGCCGCACGGCGGGCATGAACACCTGGATCCGCACCAACTCGAACCGGGGCCCCGGCTCCGGAACGGCGGGTGCGGATGGCTCCGACCTGTCCAGCGGCGGGTTCCCCGGGACGGGCTTCACCGACGCGAACGCGACCCGGGCTGTCACCCAGGCGATGATCAACGGGGGCATGCAGGACACCTTCACCGAGGGTGGCGAGGTGTCTCTCATCTCGTGCGGTGTTGTGATGAAGCAGGTCTTGGCCGACTTCTACTACTCGGGCAACGCCCGGGTGGCGACGGCGGAGATGCCGGCGGGCGCGTCCAGCGTGGATCGGGTCACCGGCAAGGGTGGGCGAGCCTTCGATGGCTCCATCGACCTCATCATCACCAACTACGGCAAGGTGGCCATCGTGCCGAACCGCTTCCAGCGGGAGCGGGATATCTACGGGATCACGCCGTCGTCTTGGGCTTTGAAGCGGTTGCAGCCGTTCGAAGTGATTCGGACTGCGAAGACCGGCGACTCGCAGCGGGCGTTCATCCAGACGGAGGTTGCGGTCTGTTGCAAGAACGAAAAGGAAAACTTCGGTCTGTTCGATCTCGACGAGACGGCGACCATGACCCCGACCTGATGACACCGTGTGGGGCGGCGGCTGGACAGCCGCCGCCCCCCACCTTCACAACTGGATGAGACATGACCAACACGAACCAGCACAAGCCCGCGCAAAAAGCGCCCCCCAAAGAATCGGCGCCCTCGAAGCCCGAGCGCGTGAACATCAAGATCCGCACGCGCCCCGGGAAAAACGGAAAGGAAGTCGCGGTGGTGGGGGGCATCTACCTGTGGGACCCGCAAGAGTACTTCTCGAATAGCCGGGGGCAGCCCATCTCCCAGTCGCGAGCCCCAAAACTGGCACCCGGACAGGTGGTCTCCGTCCCCAAAGAAGTCGCGAGCGTGTGGATGCAGAACCCCCAACTCCAACGGAAGATCGAGATCACCTTCGAAGAGGTGACCCGGCCGGTCGTGTTCGACACCCCGCAAGAAGCTAAGGCCATGACCCCCGGTAAGCGTTTCGGTCGGTCTCCCGAGGGGAAGCGCCTGAAAGAGGTTGTCGCCGCGAAACTGGCGGCCGGCGAGTACCCGGACTGGCCCACCGAGGAGAACCCGAACACCGTCACGGGGTTGGGCCCAGAAGCACGCTCCGTCACCGGGTGGGCGGACGCGCAAAGAGGCTGACGCCATGGCACGGGTCCCGATGTTTCTCGACCCCGGCGGAGTCAGCACCTTCGCGCACGTCGACAGCAACGGGTGGCGTGGGCACGTCGAGTACGTCCAGAACGAACAATCCGTGAACCGCATCCTTGACGAGTGTCACGCCATGGCGACTGCCCAGGGAGGGAAGAGGAACGCCTACAATCCCCAGGCCGATGGTCGGTTGGCCCAGCGGGTTCCGGCGGCCCTGTTTTGGGATCACATGTCCAAGTTCGAGGGCGGCATGAACCGCTACTACACGAAGGACGAGTGGCTCACGAAACTGATCATGAACCCCGACTATTCCCGCTTCCGTGTTTGGCGTGGGAAAGTGTAAAGTCTTCGCATGACCTACGGGGATCTGCGCGACCAAGTCATCGAGTACACGGCATCCGATGGGGATACCGTGTTTGCGGCCCGGGTCCCCACGTTCGTCCGGACCGCAGAGGCCCGCTTTCGTCGCGACTTCCGCCTTCCCGCGCAGGAGATCGTCACGAAACTGACCCCCGCAGACCAGTTCGTCGCGCTCCCCGACGGCTTCCAAGAAGCGCGGGCCATCGTCCAAGAAAACGAGCTGGTGCCAATGGTGACGCCAACCCAACTTCGAAGCTTCAGCGAGTTCGGGGAGGCGGGGCAAAACTTCGGGGCTGTGGCCATCGAGGGGGGCGGCATCCGCACCCTGTACGCGACAGAGGACGTGGAGCTGACGCTGCACTACTTCGGCACGCTGCCCGCCCTGGACCCCCTCGACGACACGAGCACGAACTGGCTGCTCGACAACCACCCCGACATCTACCGGGAAGCCACCCTCGCCGAAGCGTACAAATGGCTCCAAGAGTTCGACGATGAGATGAAGGCGGAAGCCGCGTACGTGTCGCGAAAGAACGACCTGCACAAGAACCTTCAAGCCTACTGGTACCGGGGCCAGCCGCTCCGGCGTCTCGCGAGCCCGTATCGCACCGACCCCCCGTATCCGCAGGTGCGCCACAGGTACTGATCATGGCCGCCGCCCCCATCCCCATCGAACTCGGCGAGTGGGCACCCGACCTGCCGTCGAACGCTACGCTCGGCGACGCCAAAAACGTCGTGGCGCGCGTCGCGTCGTACCGCTCCCTGAACGACCTGCTTGTGGTGTCGAAATCTTTGGAGTCCGATGCGCTCGGGCTTGCGACATTCCAGATCGACGAGACGACCTACATCACCTTCGCTGGCGACGTGTCCCGTCTGTACGCCCTGGGCACCGGAACCCCCGTGGGCGGCACCGGGACCGCCTCGACGTTCGAGTGGGGCGACGTGAGCAACACAGGGGGCTACTCCGGAATCACCCGATGGGAGTTCGTTCGATATCGAGACGTCGTCATCGCCCTCAACGGTGGAGAGCCCCAGGAGTGGACGCTTGGAACATCCACGGAGTTTGTGGACCTGGGGGGCAGCCCGCCGGATGCGTTCTCCGGGGCTGTGATCAACGATTTTCTTATGCTCGGGAACCTGCCCGACAATCCGTACCGGATCCAATGGAGCGGTTGGAACGACATCGAGGAGTGGTCCGCCTTCGACGTGGAGAAGCGCGCGGGGTTCATCGAGTTTTCAGCTGATGGTGGGGTGGTCAAGCGCGTCATCGGGGGGCAGCAACGGGGCATCGTCTTCCGCGAGCAATCCGCCGTGTTCGTGGATTTTGCCGGGGGACCGCAAGTTTTCCGCGTGACCGACGCGCGGCATGTCGGCGGCCTCGCGGCCGTCGACGCCGTGGCGCAAATCGGCTCTCAAGTCTATTACTACAGCCGCGACGGCTTCAAGGCCGTGGACATCAGGTCGGGTCGCGTGCGCGACATCGGGCAAAACAGGGTGGATAAATGGTTCGAGTCTGTGGCTGTCGTCGGGCGCATCGAGGACATGCAGGCCGTTGCAGACCCCGTCGAACGTGTCGTCTACTTCAGCTTTCGGGCCGAGGGTGGCGACAGTTCGAATTCTTTCCACGACACGATCCTCATCTACGCCATCGATGCAGACCGATGGACCTACGCCAAGCTCGAGGCGGAGCAGTTGGGGCTCTTCTGGGATACATCAACGGACGCATTCCCTTTCGATGATATCGACGCGACCGAAGCGCTCATCGACGATCCGACGTTCCGAAGCGGCGACCGCCTACGTCTGTGCGCCTTCAACATGAACAACGAGCTCGCATCCTTCACCGGAAGCCCGCTCGAAGCAACCGTCGTGACCCCTGAATTCTCCGGCCGCGGAGAGGCTCGCGTCTTCGTCAACCGGCTTCGGCCCAATGTCGAAGGCAACGCGAGCACCGACGTGCAGGTCTCGATGCTGACGCGAGACAGCCTGACGGGACCCGTTGCGGAGGCCCCCGCCGTGGGCGTGAACCGGATCGGCGAAGCGCCCGTTCGGGTCAAGGGGCGCTTCACCCGAGCAAAGATGGTGATCACCGGCGGCTTCGAGCATCTCCGTTCGGTGACCGCCTACGTTCGCGAGCCAAGCTCAGGCCGACGTTGACGCGTCGCGCCGCTTGCTTGAAAGTTCCACGCGATGTTTGATTCTTGGCCGTGCTAGTGACCTACGTCTGTGGGGCTTGGACAATCTCTGCCAACCGCTACGAGGTGCCAAAGAATTGCGCCGTGTGTGGTGCCAGTGTTGGCAAGCCGCGTCCCGGCGGCGTATGCTGCGGACGTGCCAAGCCGCCAGCCAAAATACCTCCGCGAGGCCACAACCCGTAAGCAACGCGATCTGAATCAGAAATCCGCCATGCATGGACGCGCCACCGGCTTGCGCCATGGCGGCGGGGGATCGGTCGACATGCAGAACGCACCCCCGCTCACCATGGGCGGGCACGCGAACCCTCTTGGGGGTGCGAGCCCGGGCTCCGCAACGGGTGGCTTTGGGGGCCCTTTCGCGAGCCTGCGGCCGGGGGCTCTGGCGGGCGCCAACAGCATCGGGAAAGGGAAAGACCTATGAGTCGTGTCCGCATCGTCGCGCTATCGAACGGAGAAATCCCCGGGCGATGGCCGCTGCTCGAGCCCCTGTTCAGCCGCATCGACCACAAGCTCGACGGCTTCAGCATGAAGGGACTGTACCAAGCGCTCATCCGGGGCGAGGCCGACCTATGGGAGGTGGGCCCTGCCGACGCGCCCGTCGCCGCGTTCGTGACCCGGGTGGACACCCGGGTCGAGGGGCGCGTGCTCCAGATGCTTCACGGCGCAGGCGAAATCCTGCCGCATCTTCCGGCCATCGAGTCGACCCTCCGGGCGCTTGCACGCCACACCGACTGCATCCACGGTGAAGTCTGGGGCCGCGAGGGGTGGGTGCGGGCGCTCGCCAAACAAAATGCCCGCCGATCTCGGACGGTGGCTTATCTTCCGCTGGACGTAAATGCCCCATAATGTGTAGAGGTATTTCGTGACCAGTTTCGGGAGCAGCAGTTCAGGACCAAACCAGGCCCAGCAGCAAGCGGGCAATCTGTTTAACACGTCCGCAACGAATGAGCTGTACAACCGCCGGATGGTGAAGCCTGGCCAGACGTACACCGATCCCGTAACCGGCCAGCAAGTCACCACAGACCCCGAATACGAATACGAATTCGAACAAATCGACGTCCCCGACTACTACCAAGGCCAAAATTACGTTGGCATGGCGGGTGAAACCCGCACGGGCATCGACCGCATGCGCCAGCGTGCGGACGGCACCGAAGCGCAGCGCCAGATCGGGGGCCTCGGGAGCATGTTCATGGAGGGCCAGGCTCCGGGCTCGGGCGTCGCGGGCCAGGCCCAAGGCGCCTTCGGCTCGGGTGTCTCGGGGCTTCAGGGCGCGGCGGCCGGGGGCGGTCCCGCGGGTGGCGCTCAGGCGAACCAGGCCCTGTCGGGGTATGCGTCGGGGCGGGTCAACCCGTTGACGAGGCAGATGTTCCAAGCCGCATCCAACGAGCTGAACGAGTCGTTCCAGCGAGATACGTTGCCAGGTATCCAGGACATGTTCGCAGGTTCCGGCGGCGCGGGATCGAGCCTCGCAGCTGGAGCGACCGGACAAGCAGCAGGTGACCTCGCCGACGCCCAAGCGAACATGGCCGCTCAGATGTTCGGCGGGGCGTCTGAGTCCGCGCTGAATCGCGGGGTGGGGGCGGCATCGACCCTAGGCTCTCTGTACGACGCGCAGCAGGGACGCCAGCTGTCGGCCGCTGACCGTCTCGCCGGGCTTGGCATGTCCGGCGCCCAAATGGCCGACCAGCAAGCTCTGACGGGCGCGCAACTCGCCGGGCAAGCGGACGCTTTGGAGCGCCAAGGCATCCAAGATCTGTTCGGTGCGGGCCAGATCGCCGAGGAGGCTCAGGGACGCCAGATTGCCGGCGACATGGAGCGGTACAACTACACGGCGAACATGGACCAGATGCAGCGAGACCGAAACATGGCCTCCATGGCCGGGATTCCCCAGGCATTGTCTGGGTTGCCCGGCGTGGCCAATAGCCTGAGTTTGGGGAAATAATGGCAGCGGGATTTGGAGCGAAACTTTTTTCCGGCCTCATGCACATGAGTCCGTACCTCAGAAACTTCATGGAAGGCTTCGAGGGTCGCGGGTTCGTCGGTGCGAAAGCCGAGGGCGCAGAAGCCGCCCTCGAAGAAGACGAGAAGCGGCGGCGGCAGCAGCAGCAGCA